GCGTAGGTATGGCAAACGACACCCAGATACAGACAGTTGACTCAGGCACAGCAATAACTGCCACCCAACAATTCACAGACTCAGGCACAAACGCTACTGTTACCTTTATGAAGGTAAAGTACGCACTGCCAACAGATTACGAATCTACAGTACCTAGAACTCATTGGGATAAGGATAAACATTGGGAGATGCTTGGCCCAATTGACGCTCAACAATGGGAATGGCTGCTGTCAGGCTACATCTCTACTGGCCCGCGCATACGTTGGCGCTTGCTAGGTGCATACTTCCAGATCTGGCCCGGCGTTTCAGACAATGAGTTCTTAGGCTATGAGTATAGAAGCAATGGATGGGCCGAAAGCTCACTAGGAGTGGCTAAGACGAGCTTAACAGTCGACTCTGATACCTGCATATACCCAGACCGTTTAGTCGTTCTAATGACGAAACTGAAGTATTTTGAGGCTAAGGGCTTCGATACTACGGCTATGTATAGAAACTTCCTGACAGAACTTGAAGTCGTTATGGCTCAAGATCAGAGTTCAGCTAATCTATCGTTTGCTCCAAGACCGGGTACAGTCCTCATCGGCTATGACAATCTGCCTGACACGGGCTACGGGACTCAAAACTAATGTTTCCAGCACAAAAGACCGCGGCACAAGTAGCTTCTGTACCTGCTCCAGTAGGTGGCTGGAATGCTCGTGATTCTATTGCGAACATGGAACCTACCGATGCTGTCGAGTTAATTAACTTCTTTCCATCCTATTCAAACGTAGTTCTACGCGGCGGGTACTCTAACCACGCCACAGGCATAACTGGTCAGGTTGAGACTTTGATGAACTACTCAACTGGCACGGGTGAGGAGCTGTACGCAATTGCCGGAACACAGATATATGACGTTACTTCTGCTGGTGCAGTAGGCGCGCCTGTAAAGGTAGGCTTAACAAACGCTCGATGGGAATTCATCAATGTCACGACTGGCGGCGGTAGCTATCTATACCTAGTCAATGGTGTAGACGCTCCATTGCTATTTGATGGCACTACATGGGCCTCTATTACCGCTGTATCGCCTATCGCTATAACAGGCGTTACAAGTACAACACTAGATAATATTACCCTGTTCAAGAACAGGGTATGGTTTACGCAAAAAGAATCATTAAAGGCTTGGTACTTGCCTACTAATGCAGTCGGTGGAGCAGCACAGGCCCTCGATTTAAGCTCTATTGCTAAGTTTGGCGGCCACATTACAGACGTGGCTACATGGACGATTGACGCTGGATACGGGGTTGATGACAACCTAGTATTTATTACAAGCAATGGCGAGGTCATCGTGTACTCAGGCACAGACCCAGCAAGCTCTGCTACTTGGGCATTGATTGGCGTATGGAAGCTAGGCGCACCAATTGGTGATCGCTGCTTCATGAAGTACGGCGGTGACATTCTAATCCTTACATACGATGGATTAATGCCTCTCGCAGCATCACTACAAAGCTCTAGGCTCGATCCGCGTGTCGCTTTGAGTAACAAGATACAGGGAGCGATTACAACCGCCACAACGCTCTATGCAGACAACTTTGGCTGGCAGATACATTACTCAGCCAAGAATAACGCTGTATGGGTCAACGTGCCTGTAGATGAGGGCAACAATCAAGAGCAGTATGTAATGAACACGATTACAAAGTCTTGGTGCAAGTTTCAAGGCTGGGAAGCCAACTGCTGGGAATCGTTCGGAGATAATCCCTACTTCGGCGGCAATGGCGTTGTAGGCAGGGCTTGGGACACAACCTATGCAGACAATGCAACAGACATTAATACTAACGTGCTGCAAGCGTTTAACTACTTTGAGCAACGTGGTGTAAAGAAATACTTTACTAGAGCTAGACCTTCTATATTTACGGACGGACTGCCTTCTATCCTAGTCTCATTGAACATTGACTACGATATATCTGACCCTACATCTGCCCTGTCCTACTCTCCTAGCTCGTATGGGTTGTGGGACATAGGCACATGGGATGCGTCAGCATGGGGACAAGGACTAATGATTACTAATAACTTTCAAGGGATTACGGGGATAGGGTATTGCGGCGGTATACACCTTAAAAGCGCATCTCAGACCTTGCAACTTGAATGGGCGGCAACTGACGTAGTGTATCAAACTGGATGGGCTGGCATATAGTACAAGGCGATTCTGTTGGTGTATGGGTAGCAGAACAGACCACAGGATCGTACCATTGCAATTCATCAGCCATAGGGCTGGAACGAGAAGGACAGATAGTTGCAGGGGTGATCTATGAGAGCTTTATGGACACCACCATTACCTGTCATATTGCAGTAGCAGGGCGAATGAATAAGACATTCATAGCTGCAATATTTAACTACCCGTTTATAGTGTGTAACGTAGAGAAGATAGTAGTGCCGATCACTGAAGAGAACGATAAAAGCATTAAGCTAGTAAAGAATATGGGCTTCACTGAAGAGGCTAGAATAAAGAGAAGTAACGGTGATATGATATTTTTTACGCTGTTGAAAGATAAATGTAAATTTTTAGGAGGCAAGTATGGGTAAGAAATCACCAGCACCACCACCAGTACCAGACTACCAATCCGCTGCCGCAGCACAGGCAATAGCCAACTCGGATGCGGCGAGAGCTACTGCAAAGTTAGGCAATCCTAACATCTACGGGCCTCTAGGTACTCAGACTGTTAGCTACGAGGGTGATATACCTACTATTCGTCAGAGTCTAACACCAGATGCTCAGGCAACCTTAAACGCACAACAAGGTGTAGAAAGATCACTTGCAGAATTAGGTCAGCAAGGTGTTGCACAAGCTAAAACCATACTAGGTACGCCGTTTAATCCTAATCTGCCGGGCATTGATACAAGCATAGCAGAGTCAGTTTCACCAGTTAACCAAGCTACATACAATGCTGGAAGCGCACAAAGGTCTGTTACTGGCCCTACTTTCCAGCAAGGTATAGATACGTCAGGAATAGCAGCAATGCCTGTTAATGCAGGTATGACGGGTCAGCAAGCAATTATGTCTAGGTTACAGCCTCAGCTAACACAGAATGAGAATGCAACAAGGCAGCGTCTTGCTAATCAAGGTCTAGTCACTGGTGGCGAGGCTTATGAGAATGAAATGCGTACTATGGGCCAGAACAGGAATGACTTAGAGCTACAAGCCGCTGCACAAGGTATCAATCTTGATGCAATGATGAATCAGCAAGGATTTGGACAGGCTCAGGCTCAAGGTCAGTTTGGCAATGAAGCGCAATTAAATCAGTTTCAATCTGCCTTGCAGAACGCTGGCATGGGTAATACTGCGCTCCAGCAAGACTATCAAAACCAATTGGCTGCACAAACTGCACAGAATGCCGCTATTGCACAAAACTACAACCAGCAACTAGGTATGGCTCAGTTTGGCAATACAGCACAGCAACAGAGCCTAGATCAGCAACTTGCACTGCGTAACCAACCATTAAATCAGATCACGGGCTTGATGAGTGGATCACAGATACAGATGCCGCAGTTTCAAGGCTATCAAGGCGCTAATATTGCGGCTGCTCCGATCTATCAAGGCGTACAAGATACGTTTCAAGGTCAGATGGATCAGTACGGTATTAGACAAGGAGCAAAAAATAATATGATGAGCGGATTAATGGGTCTTGGTGGCTCTGCTATGGGCGCTGGTGCGATGTTCTTATAATGCTAGGATTAGCTTTCTCAGGTGGTAAAGATTCTCTTGCTTGCTGGTATTTATATAAAGCCAAGAATCCTATCGTGTTATGGGTAAATACTGGCAAGGCTTATCCTGAGACATTAGCTATAGTTGAAGAGATTAGAGCAGAAGCAGTTGAATTTATTGAGATCAATGTAGATCAGCAGGCTCAGATTGAAGCTAATGGCATACCTAGTGACATAGTTCCAATTGCCAATACTGTACATGGAATGATTGTATCGGGTAAGAAGGATGTTCTGATACAGAGTTACTTAAACTGCTGTATGGAGAATATTACTCTACCGCTGCTTGAAGCAATGAAAAAGAGGGGCATTACTCAGCTCATAAAGGGTCAGCGTAATGATGAGTCATTCAAGGGCGAGTCTAGGCATGGAGCAGTTGTAGACGGCATTGAGTACATACAGCCTATAGAAAAGTGGACTGGCAAACAGGTATTAGACTTTGTAGCAACGCAACGCGGTCAACTACCAGAACACTTTAGCTTAAACCATACAAGCCTTGACTGTTATGACTGCACAGGCTTTATGAAGGACTCAGCAGATAGGGTTGAATGGACTAAAGTCAACCATCCAGAACTATATGATAAGTATGCGTTAAACATGAGCAAATTAAAGGGTACAATCATTCCAATCGTTGAGCTAATGAGGTAGTTATGGCAAACAGAATTGTAAATTTCCAGATGCAGCAACCGGGTGAGATGGCTAATCCACAGGCAGTAGGAGTGCAGCAGCAGAACCGTTTGTCACTAGCTGAGAGACTTAGGAAGTATGGTCTAGATCAAGATAGTAACGGCCCACAATCGTTTGCAGATTCGTTTAATCAGCAAATGTACGGCAGGAGGCCACAAGACGAAGCTACTCAAGCCACGCCAGAATCAAATCAATCTCGATTAGATAAATACTACAGCAGTCCTGACGCTAGTGCTGGTTACACACCTGATGGTGGAGCGCAGCAACGTCAATCTATTATGAACAGATATAATGCTAAGGGCGGCGGTTCACAAACTGGTTATTCACTTACTTCTGGACAAAAACCTGCCGGAATGTTCGCTGGTGCTGGTGGTGCAATTAGCAGAGGAGCAAGTAATGCTGGTGGCGCTCTCAAGTCGGCTGTCGGCGGCTTTGGCAAACTTTTCGCATAAGGGAGATAGTCATGGCAGATAACCAGTTCATTAATTTCAATTCGCAAGATGTTGCTGATATGTATCGGCGTAATCAGTACGCCAGAATGCTACAAGAACAGGCTAACGCACCCATTGAACGTGCTAGTTATAAAGGTATAGAAGCTCCTATTCATCCAGTACAGGGCGTTGCTAAGATGGCTGCTGCTCTTCTTGCTGGCTACCAGCAGAATCAGATGGACAAGTCGTATGCTAGTGAGAAGGCTGCTGCTGAACAGAAGTTAGTTGCTGAACAGGAACGGCGCAGAGGTGAGGTTGCTGACTACATGAAGGGATTTGAGCCTACACTTAGTGCTGGGCCTTCTGGCGGCCCGGGAGATTACGGTACACCAGCAACCATCTCTACTCCAAAATCACGAGGAGAGTTACTAGCTCACGCAATGCGTGGCGTTGGAAGCGACATTCCACAAGTGGCTAATATGGGCCGTATGCAGTACGAGCAGCAAAATGCTATGGCGCAGGATGAGGCTAGGACTGCTGAGAGAGCGGCAACTGAAGCAACAAGAGTGAAAGAGAGACAGGAAGATATAAAGATTAGGGCTGATGATCGCAAAGCTGCTAGGGAAGATGCGGCAGCACAAAGGGATCGCCCTAATATAAAACCGATGACCGCGCAACAAGAATCAAAATTTTTAGGCGATATGAGCAAATCACATTCAACCGCAAAAGCGTCACTAGATGCTATGGATGAAGTTTCAAAGTCTATTAAATCGGTAAGAGATGCTCCGGGGTTATCCAGAGCAACAGGAGTGATGAGCTATATTCCAAGTTATCCTGACAGTCCGGCAGCTATAGCTGATACACGATTAAAAAACCTCGAAGGTAAGATGACCATGCTGGGGAAAGCCGCTGCCGCTGCATCAGGATCAATTGGGCCAATGGCTGTTCAGGAATGGAAGATAGTTAGAGATATGGTAGCAGCGATTGACCCATCAAAGGGAGAAAAGGCTTTAACAGAGCAATTAGATTCAGTAGAAGATCAGCTTGCAGGTTCTGCTCAACGATTGAGGGAATCTTATGATAATCAGTATTCTGATTATTATGACAAATACCCTAAACTTAGTTCTTTTGGTGGCGCACAAAAAACAGCAGAACCCGCCCCAGCGACAAAAAACAAAGGCGCAACGGTATCTAACTGGAATAAATAATTATGCCAAGAAATATAACGATTACCTTTGATGATGGCACATCGCACCAATATGCTGGTGTACCTGACAACGTAACACCAGATCAGGTGCATCAACGCGCTACGCAGGAGCATGGTAAGTCTATTACTAACATAGACGGTGGTAATGCACAGCCAAAACCAGAGCGATCATGGGGTGACGTTGCTGGAAGTGCTGTACAGAACCTTATACCGTCAACAGGTAGGTTAATTGGCGGTGTAGCTGAAGCTGTTATGAGTCCTGTTAAAACAGCAAGAAGCCTTGTTGACTTAGGCGCTGGTGCAATACAGAACGCTTTGCCAGAATCACTTGTAAACGCAATCGGTGCAGATAAACCATCGCAAGAGATGGCCTCCAGAGTAGGTCAATTCTACAAAGAGAGATACGGCAGTATGCCGGGCTTCAAAGAAGCTCTAGCTACAGACCCAGCAGGTGTCGCTGCCGATGCCGCATCTGTTCTCACTGGTGCAGGGGGGGTCGCCAGAGTAGGTCAATTCTACCGAGTACCGGGTATGTCGAGACTAGCTGAAGGCTTAAAGCGCTCTGCATCAGCAGTAGACCCATTGGCTAACGTGGCAAGGGGCGCTGGAGCGATTACACGAGGTGTAGGCTCTACTGCTGCGGCTTTACTTGGAAACACCACTGGAGCGGGTTCTGAGGCGATTAAACAGGCTTATGGCGCTGGAAGAGCCGGGGGTTCTAAAGCTACTGAGTTTGCTGACAATATGCGTGGGAATGTTCCTATGGACGATGTATTAGGCGCTGCCAAGTCAAACCTATTGGCTATGAAGCAAATAAAGTCTGCCGAATACAATAAGAATATGTCCTCTGTTAAGGAAAGCCAGTCAATCCTTGATTTTGGTGGGATTAATAAAGCGCTGGCTAATGCTAAAGATAAAGTAATGTTTCGTGGACAAGTAAAGAATCAAGAAGCCGCAGAAGCGTTATCCACCATACAAAAAACGCTAG